CCCAACTTTTCCGCTGTACGGATCGGCCGACCTGCGTTTTTGGAGGCACCCATGGCGCCACCTCGCAAGCCGGCCGACCGTCGGCAGAACCGGGCCACGAAGGACACGGTCGTCGAACTCGTCGCCGGTGGCCTGCAGGTCCCCGAGGCGCCGGCCCGCTGGCTGCCCGAGACGGTCGACGAGTGGTCGGCGTTCTGGGGTGACGACCAGCTGGTGTCGGTGGTGCGGGAGTCGCATCGGCCGGCGCTGGTCCGCCTGTTCGACTGGCGGGACCGCCTGCGTCGAGCGTGGGACCTGGCCGACCAGCTCCGGTCGGTGATCGCCGACGATGAGCACTTCACCGCCGGGTCGACCGGGCAGATCAAGGCCAACCCGATGTACGAGCAGGCCGAGAAGGCCGAGGCTCGTGCGCTGGCCATCGAAGGCCGGGTCGAGGCGCTCGAGGACCGGTTCGGTCTGACGCCGGGGTCGCTGCTCAAGCTCGGCGTCGACTTCCAGCGCCGGGAGAGCTTGGCCCAGGCCAACGCACGGATGGTGGAGGCGAGACGTGACCGCAACGCTGGCCCTCCGGACGATCCCCGCACCCTTCCAGGAGACTCCGCAGTCCACGCTGGCTGACGGGTCGTTGCCGCCGTCGCTCGGTGGCGTGTTCATCGAGTGGGCCGAGTCGTGGCTGGTCCACGGTGAGGGTGATCTGCTGGGCCAGCCGTACCGGGTCCCGACGTGGGGCAAGCGGGCGGCGTACCGGATCCTCGAGTTCGATCCGGCGAAGCTGCTGATGGTCGGCGACGTGCTCGCCTTCGCCTACATCGTGCAGCGGGTGCTGATCGTGTGCCCGAAGGGCTCGGCCAAGACCGAGTTCATCGCTGCGCTGATGCTGTTCCTGCTGGCGGGCCCGAGCCTGCCGACGCCGGATGGTCCGGTGATGCGCCGGTCGCCGAACATCCCGGTCGCTGCCGGGTCCTGGGACCAGGCCAACAAGCTCTTCGGTGAGGCGGCCACGAACATGGCGAAGGGCACGGCGGACCTGCCGTCGCCGCTGGCCGAGTTCGTGGAGTGCTTCGATGCTGAGATCCAGCTGAAGGACGGCACCGGGAAGCTGTACCGGGTGGCGGCCGTGGCCGGCACCAACGATGGTGGCCTGCCGACGGCGGGCGCCGCCGATGAGATCCACGAGTGGACGGGCCGCCGGCGGCGTGTCCACCTGGTGCTGTTCCAGGGGCTCGACAAGCGGGCCAACGGCCTGGAGATCAACATCACGACGCCCGACGACGCCGACCCCGAGTCGCTGCTCGGCGAGATGGTCGCCTACGGCGAGAAGGTCGCCGCCGGCGAGGTCATCGATCCGAGCTTCTACCTGCTGCACTACGGGACCGACCCGCAGCGTCAGATCCTCGATGCCGAGGGCAACGTCGACCGGGACCTCCTCGTGGGGGCCTTGGCCGATGCGACGCCGGTGGAGTGGGTCGACCTAGAGAAGCGGGCCGACACGATCATCCGCAAGAAGTACCCGGTGCACGAGGTGCGCCGCTACTGGCTGGGGGCGTTCGCCCGCGGCGGTGGCCACTGGCTGCCGGATGGCGCCTGGGAAGCCCGGGCCCATCTGGACGGGCTCGTGTGGCCGCCCGATGGCACCGAGGTGGTGCTGGCCTTCGATGGCTCGTACCGCCGGGACTCGACGGCGATCGTCGGGTGCACGCTCGACGGCCACCTGTTCGTGGTCGACGCCTGGGAACGCCCCGACGACGCCGGCCCCCGCTGGAAGGTCCCTCGGGGTGAGGTGAAGACGGTGATGGCCGCCGCCATGGAGCGGTGGACGGTGGTGGAGCTCTCCCCGGATCCTCCGGGGTGGGCGGATGAGATCGAGCACTGGGAGGCCACCTACGGCGACGTGGTGGTGGAGTTCCCGACGAACCAGCCGTCGCACATGGTGGCGGCCTGCTCGAGGTTCTACGCCTCGGTGGCCGGCGGCGATGAGGACGAGGCGGCGATGCCGCTGACGCACGACAACGACCCGCGCCTGGCGCGGCACCTGCGCAACGCGGTGACGAAGAGGAAGCCCGGAGGTGATGTGATCGTGAAGGAATCGCTCGACTCGCCTCGCAAGATCGACATCGCCATCGCCGCGGTGGTGGCGTTCGACCGTGCCTGCTGGCACGCCCTGAACGCACCTGAAGACACCGGGCCCGTCCTGTGGTGAGCGCCCTGCGATCGGCGGCCACCAAGGCCGTCAGCCTGGTCGGGTCGGCTGCCCTCGCCACCGCCGCGGTCCCGTACCGCAACCGGGCGAAGATCCTCGACGTCGCCGGCGGCTGCTGCCTGGTGGTCGGCACCGCCCGGATCTCCACGGCTGCGGCATGGCTCGTGGCGGGCGCGTGGCTCACGCTGCGCGCCGTCGGCATCGAACGGTCCGGCAGGTGACGCTCCTGGGCGGGCTGTCCCGCAGGTCGACCCCCGAGAACCCGCTCGTCCCACTGTCCGATGGCAACCTGCTCTCGTGGCTCACCGGCTCCAAGTCCGGCGCCGGTGTGTCCGTCTCTGAACGCCGGGTGCTCGGCCTGCCCGCCTACTACCGGGCGCTCTCGCTCACCGCTGGCGCGCTGGCCTCGTTGCCGCTCAAGGTCTACAAGCAGGGGACCAGGGAACGGGTGACCCGCGCCACGGTGCTCGACAAGCCGAACCCGCGCCAGACCTCGATCGAGTACCGGGTCACGACCTTCCTGCACATGATCGCCTGGGGCAACGCCTACTCGCGCAAGGTGCGGGACGGGTCCGGCCTCATTCGTGAGGTCTGGCCGCTGCATCCGTCGAACGTGCGGGTGGAGCTCGTTGACCCGACGGAGTCGAACCCGGCCGGAAAGCTGTTCATCGTCAACGGCAAGGGCGGGGAGTCGCGCCTCACGTCCCAGGACGTGCTGCACCTGCCGTACATGAGCATGGACGGCGTCTGCGGGATCCGGCCCCTCGAGGTGTTCCGCCAGTCGCTCGGCATCGCCATCGCCGGCGACGACTCGACCGCCGCGTTCATCGCCAACGGCTCCCGGCTCTCGGGGATCATCTCCGTCCCGGAGAGGCTCGACAACGAGGGCACGAAGGCCAAGGCCATCAAGAAGCGGTGGAAGGAGCTCACGTCGGGCTCCGAGAACGCCGGTGAGGTGGCGGTGCTCGACCAGGGCGCCACGTTCCAGCCGATCTCCATCCCCCCGGCCGACGCCCAGATGCTCGAGGGTCGCCAGTGGTCGGTCACCGAGATCGCCCGCATGGTCGGCACCCCGCCACACATGATCGGCGACGTCTCCAACTCGACCAGCTGGGGGACCGGCATCGAGCAGCAGGTCCTCGGGTGGGTGAAGTTCACCCTCCAGACCCCGATCACGGCCACCGAGCAGCGGTACACCCAGGAGCTGCTCCTGCCTGGCGAGTACGCAGAGCACTCCCTCGAGGGCCTCCTGCGCGGTGACTCTGCCTCTCGTGCCGCCCTGCACCATGCAGCGATCACCGACGGGTGGCGGAACCGCAACGAGGTCCGCACCATCGAGAACGAGCCGACGGTCGAGGGCCTCGACGAGTTCATCGTGCCGTCGAACATGACCCTCATCGCCGTGGACGGATCGATCGTCCCCCTGTCGGCCGCCGGCGCCGACCCCGCTGCCAGCTCCACCGCTGGCTGACCCCTCACCCGAGGAGCTCACCCATGGACACCACCGTCGCCTCCAAGCGCGATGCCGTGCTGCGCGCCACCGACCCCGATGGTCGGTTCGTGCGCACTGCCCGGATCGACCATCGCTCCATCACCCGCTCCGACTCCGGCTCGATCGGGTTCAAGGGTGAGGCCATCGTCTTCAACACCCCGACCTGGATCGGCTCCCAGCGATGGGGGTTCTGGGAGGAGATCGCCCCCGAGGCCGTCACCAAGACCCTGCGGGAGGCCGACGTCCGGTTCGTCGTCAACCACGACCCGAACCTCCTGCTGTCCCGCACCTCAGCCGGCACCCTGCGCCTCTCCGCCACCTCCGGCGGCCTGGAGGTCGACGCCGACATGGCCCCCGTCTCCTACGCCGAGGACGCAGCGATCCTCCTCGAGCGCGGCGAGCTCCGCGAGATGTCCTTTGCCTTCGAGCCGATCGCCTGGGAGTTCACCGAGCGCGACGGCGAGGACGCCTACCGCATCACCGAGCTGACGCTCCATGACGTCTCGGTCGTCACCTACCCGGCCTACGCATCCACCTCCGCCGGCCTGCGCTCCGCTGCGTTCGACGCCCTCTGCCGGGCCGCCGGACTCGACGCCACGGCCGAGCGTCGCCTCATGCGGGACCTCACCGGGTCCCCCGACCCGCTCCTGGACCTCGCCCCCGAAGGCGCCATCCAGCTGCTCCGACAGATCGCCGCTCCTGCGCCGGCCGAAACCACGCAGGACGACACCAACGGTGGGGCAACCCACCGAGACACCAGCCCGCCGGCCGAAACCACGGGCGCCCCCGACACCCACGCGCTGGACCACCTGTCCACGCGCACCAACCTCACGAAGGGACGCCTCTGATGGCTACCGCACTCCAGGACCTCATCGACAAGCGTGCGAGCGCCTGGGCCCAGGCCCAGGACTTCGACACCCGCAAGAAGGCCGGCGACGAGTTCACCGCCGAGGACACCGCGGGCTGGACCCGCGCCCTCGACGAGGTGGACCGCCTCGGCGCCGAGATCGAGAACATCGAGCGGTCGACCGCCCTCGACGCCAAGTTCTCGGCCATCGACGAGAACGCCCGCCGCTCGGCGGCCGGCGCCTCCACCCCGCCCGACAACAGCAAGCCCAGCGGTGACGAGTACCGCTCCGCCTTCGACGCCTACATGCGTCGCGGCATGGGCGGCGTCTCCGCCGAACACCGCGAGCTCCTCCAGGGCAACTTCCTGGCCCTCGACGGCTCCGAGACCCGTGCCCTCGGCACGACCTCCGGGTCCGTCGGTGGCTACACCGTGCCCGAGGGCTTCTGGGCCAAGGTCACCGAGACCATGAAGTACTACGGCGGCGCCGTGGACGGAGCCGAGGTCATCAACACCACCTCGGGCAACCCCCTCCCGTGGCCGACCAACGACGACACCGCGAACGTCGGCTACATCCTCGGTGAGAACACCGCGGCCTCCAACGAGGGCGACATCGCCTTCGGGCAGAAGAACCTCGGCGCCTACACGTTCGTGTCCGGCCCCGGGCTCGTGTCGCTGCAGCTCCTCCAGGACTCCGGCATCGACATCGAGTCGTTCGTCGCCCGCAAGATGGGCGAGCGCCTCGGCCGCATCCAGAACACCCGGTTCACCACCGGCACCGGCTAGAGCCAGCCGCAGGGCTTAGTCTACGGGGCCTCGACCGGCAAGACCAGCGCCTCAGCCACGGCCATCGTCTACGACGAGCTCATCGACCTCGTCCACTCGGTGGATGCCGCGTACCGGGCCACCGGCCGCTGCCGGTTCAAGCTCCACGACCTGGTGCTCGCCTACGTCCGCAAGATCCGCGACGAGAGCGGTGGCTCCGGCCTCGGCCGCCCGATCTGGGAGCCCTCGGTCCAGGCGGGCCAGCCCGACACCCTGCTGGGCTACGGCGTCACGGTCAACAACGACATGGACTCCACGGTCGCCGCGACCAAGAAGACCATCGCGTTCGGTGACCACCAGGCGCACTTCGTCGTGCGTCGGGTCCAGGGTGGCCAGCTGATGCGCCTGGCCGAGCGGTACGCCGAGTACCTCCAGGTCGGGTTCATCGCCTACGAGCGTGCCGACTCGCTGGTGCAGGACGCGTCGGCCGTCAAGCTCCTGGTGCAGCACTCGTGAGCGGCGCTGGGCGCGACCTCAACAACGACGTCTCGGTGGCTTCGACGCAGCTGCCCAACGTCGTCACGGCGACGACCACGGCCACGGGCGTGGACCTCGCCGGGTTCACGAAGGCCATGTTCGTGGCGCACATCGGCACGATCACCGACGGCACGTTCGCCTTCGATCCCGAGGAGTCTGACGACAACTCGACGTTCACGAACATCGCTGCCGGAGACCTGTCCGGTGCGTTCGTCAACGCGACGAGCTCGGCCGATGACCGGGTGCAGGAAGTCGGCTACCTGGGGTCCAAGCGGTACATCCGCTGCAACCTCACGGTGACCGGCTCCCCCTCGACCGGTGGCGCCATCGGCGTCTCCGTGATCCGAGCCGGAGCGCGCACCCTGCCGCAGTAGCGGCACCGTCAGGGCACCCGGGGCATTGCGCCCCGGGTGCTTCTGGCACCCCAAGAACGACGAGAGGAGACGCCGATGCGCGTCGAGATGCTCATCAAGATCGGCGGATTCCGCGACGGTGCCGAGTGGCCCGACGTGGGCGGAACCATCGAGGTCCCGGACCACGAGGCCGGCGACCTGCTCGGCAACGGCTACGCCAAGGAGGCCACCGATGAAGACGCCACCACCACGGCCGACCCCGCACCCATCGACGAGGGTGAAGCGCGCGCCGAGGACGGCGACGCAGGTGCGGCCCCCGAACCGGTCAAGCCGGCCCGCAAGCCCCGCACCCGGCGCGCCTGACCATGACGGACCCGGTCGACCCTGACACGCCGTACATCACGGCCAGTGCGCTCCGGGCGTCGGTGACCGGGCTCTCGGCGCGCCTGCCGGACGACTCGGACTACAAGATCACCGACTCGGTGCTCGAGCGGTTCCTCACCCGCTGGGAGAACCTGGTCGAGGCTGAGATCGGGTTCCCCCTCACCCCGCGCACCAGGACGCTGACGGTGACGGCCGGCCGCGGCCCCATCTTGCTCCCGGTGATGCATGTCTCCGAGATCACGGCCATCTCCTACGACGTCGGCACTGCGCCGGCGGTCGAGGATCTCGTGATCGTCGACGGCCACGAGGTCTGGCCTGGACCGATCGTCGACCCCGCCTGCTCGCGGCACGCCGCCGTGTGGCCAGCGGGGCGGCTGGTGACGTTCGACATCGTGTACGGCCTGCCAGCCCCCCCGGCTGCCGCCGTGGACGGCGGCATCGAGTTCGTGAGGGCCGAGGCCCTCCAGCAGGCCGGGAGTCAGCCCCGCAACGTCACCGGCGAGCGCACCGACCTCGGCTGGATCCCTGAGCCCACGGCCGACCGGTCGAAGGGCCGCCTGACCCGCTGGATCGTCTGCAACGAGGCGATCGACCAACTGCGAGATGATTACGGCGGCCGGATGCCGTCCTTCGGATGACGAACCGGTCAGCGGTCAAGGATCGCCTCGTCACCATCGCCACGGCCGCCCTCCAGTCCGTGGACCTGGGCGTGGCCGACCGCGAGGCCGAGACGATCCCGGTCCGCTACGGCCTGCCCCCCGACGACGCCACCGAGGCGGCGATGTACTTCGGCGGCTACCGGTCCAAGACCGACGGCCGCATCGATGTCACCGCCGCCCGACGCGGCAACAACCGGCGCACCGACGAGTTCGTCATCGCGGCGACCATCGACGTGTTCGGGTTCGCCGACGAGCGCGAGGCCGAAGAGGCCGCCGAGCGGGCGCTCGGAGCGTTCACGTCGGTGCTGCACGGCCGCTGCTCGAACAACCTCGTCGACTCCGAGGGCGACATCCCCGACGGCGACCCCAGCACCTACCGGGTCGCGTGGGCGGTCGTCTCCGACTGGTCGCTCGAGCCGTTCGCCAACACCGGCGACACGTTCGTCGCCCGCATCGAGCTCTCCATCGGGTGCTCGAACCCCTACGCGTGAAGGAGCCCACCGTGGCCGACCCGACCCTCGTGTCCCGCACCTACGTGGGTCCGCACCCGAAGGGCATCGCCCGACCCGCCGGCGTCGCCTTCACCCGTGGCGTCCCGGTGATGGTCACCCCCGAGGTGGCCGCCCAGCTCGACGCCGCCGGCGACTGGTCCGAGTGGACCGAGCTGGTGGGCGACGGCAGCGGCGAGGCCCTGCCCGACGCCACCGACGATCCCGGCCCCCGCGAGGCGCCGGCACGCAAGCCCCGCACCCGCAAGCCCAACCCCCAGGGCGACACGCCCGAGACCCAGGAGCCCTGACCCATGGCTGGCTACATCCTCAACGCCCTCGAGGGCACCTACGGCGTCGCCCCGGCGTCGGGGTGGATCGACTACGGCTTGAACGACACCGATGGCCACAAGGCCATGCAGGAGACGTACAAGCGCAACGTCCTCCGCCCTCACACCGCTGCCCCGCGGCTCGCTGACCGGCGGATCGTCGACCTCGGCGGCGAAGGCACCCTGAAGTGGGATGCCTCGACGAACGGCACCGGCAAGTTCCTGGCTGCGTCGGCGTCGACGGCCACCTCGGCTGTGGTGTCTGGTGGCACCGACGCCTACTTGCAGTCGTTCGCCTGGACCGCGGTCGGCCCCCCGGCGAACCGGTCGCTGGCGTCGCTGGTCGCCCGGTCCCACGAGGACGGGTCGACCTACGACTTCTGGGACTTCCTCGGTGGCCGGGTGCGCTCGACCAAGATCGCCATCACCACGACCGGCATGATCGTCGTGGAGCAGGACGTGCGCTACAAGTCGGCCACCCTGCTCGGAGCCGACCCGGGGCGCACCTACACCACGATCAACCCCGAGTACCTCTGGAGCTGGCCCGAGTTCCGCATCGGTCTCACCCCGAAGGCCGGCGGCGCCACCGTCTACGAGGCGGTCAAGTCGTTCGACCTCACGATCCCGAACGAGCTCGACGACGACAACCGTCGGATCAAGCGGACCGACCCGATCGGCATGCCGAAGCGCAAGGGCACCCCGGCCCCGTCGGGCACCTTGAACTTCAACTACGAGAAGTCCCTGTACTGGGAGGCGTTCCGCAGCGGCGACGCGTTCGTCCTCACGGTCGACGGTGTTGCCCCGGTGGCGATCGAGGGGTCGACGTACCCGTCGCTGTCGATCGGGCTGGGCACGATCGTGTTCGAGGAGTCGAACGACCCGGAGGCGAAGCCGCAGGACTACACGGACCAGCAGGCGCCGTTCGTGGTCCTCGACGATGACTCGGGCGACCCGGTCATCACCTGGGACCAGGTCACCTCCGACACCGCGTTCTGACGCCGTGGATGACGGCCTGCTGTCGATCGACGCCAGCAGCGCCGTCGCCGCGGCCCGGGACCTTGGGAAGGCGGTCCAGGCGCTCGGCCGGGAAGACCGGCGGGCGAACCGGGTCGTTGCCGCCCAGGTAGCGGATTGGGTGCAGGCGGCGGCTCGTGGCGGTCTGCCCCAGCAGCGGCACTTCGCTCCGGCGATCCAGCCGCGCTCGACCCAGAAGGTCGCCCGGCTGGCGATCGTCCGGGCCGGCTACAAGCAGCCCAACGCTGGTGCCGACGGCACGTTCTGGGGTGCGCTCCAGTACCGCCGGTTCCAGCCGTGGGTCGGCAACCAGTACACGTCGCCGAACTCTGGCCCGTACGTGATCACTCCGACCGTCGCGGCCCGGCAGGCCGAGATCGCAGAGCTCTACGCCGATGCCCGCATGCGGGCGCTGGCCGTGGCATTCCCAGAAGGGGGAACGACGTGATCCTGACCGCGATCTCCCACGAGGGCCAGCAGTTCGACGTCGACCTCGACAGGGTGTCCGGGTGGGATGCGATCACGTTCCGGCACACGACCGGCATCGACCTCGAGGACGCCCTGGTCGAGATGTTGCCCCGGGCGCCGCTGGTGAAGGCCGCGGACGTGGCGGTCGTGGCGTGGCTGTGGTGGCGGCAGACCAGCAACCCGATGGCGACGATGTTCGAGGTGGCGGCGACGTTGCGCGCCGTGCCGTCGGCTGATGACGATGGGGACGCTGCCTGATGGCGAAGCGGACGCTCACGTTCGACATCGAGACGGCTGACGCCCAGACGATCAAGGCTCTCCGCGCGATCCAGAAGGAGATGCTCGCCACCGGGGGCACGGCCACGAAGGCCACCCAGAAGGCGAAGAGCGTCGGCGCCGACTACAAGGACTTCGTCAAGGGCTTGGCGGTGGCCGCGGCCGGCCGGTTCGCGATCGGTGAGGCCGAGCAGGCCCAGCAGACCGAGGCGCGCACGGCGGCGGTCATCAAGTCGACGGGCAACGCGGCCGAGGTGTCGGCGGCCCAGCAGAACGAGCTGGTGCAGTCCCGGTCGAAGATGGCTGCGGTCGATGACGACGTGGTGGCCAGCGGGGCGAACCTGCTGCGCACGTTCTCGGCGATCAAGGGGCCGGAGGCGTTCGGTGGTGCGCTGACGGCGGCCCTCGATCTGTCGGCGGCCCTGGGCACGGACCTGCAGTCGGCGACGATCCAGGTGGGCAAGGCGCTCCAGGACCCGGTGCGGGGCATCACCGCGCTCCGGCGGGCTGGGGTGTCGTTCACGGAGCAGCAGCGCGAGCAGATCAAGGCGATGGTCGCTGCCGGTGACACGGCCGGCGCCCAGAAGGTGATCTTGGCCGAGCTGTCCAAGGAGTTCGGTGGGTCCGCTGAGGCGATGGCCACGGACTCGGCTCGGGCGAAGGTGGCGATCGGCGAGGCTGGCGAGGCCGCTGGCAAGGTGCTCGCCCCTGGTGTGAAGGCGGCGGCGGATGCGCTGACCGGCCTGGCCGGGGTGTTCGGTGAGCTGCCGCAGCCCGCCCAGCAGGCGGTCCTCGGTCTTGGTGCGCTGGCGGTGCTCGGCCCGAAGGTGGGCGATGGGTTCCGCACGCTCGGCGGCTACGCCTCGTCGGCGAAGGGCTACCTCGACAAGGCCTCGGCGGCCGCCCAGGGCCTGCGGGCCACGTCGGTTGCTACGACGGTCGCCACCGAGGGCCTGGCGGCGGCCGAGCTGGAGCAGGCTGGTGCGGCGGGTACGGCGACGGGCGCGACGGAGGCGCTGACGGCTGCCGAGCGAGCACAGGCCGGTGCGGCCCGCCAGGCGAGCACCGCGAGCATCGGCGTCGGTGGCGCTGCTGTGGCAGCGGTGGCCGGGGTCGCTGCGTTCGCCGGGACCACGAAGTTGCTGAACGACAACTTCGCCCAGTCGAAGATTTCGGCCGATGCGCTCTCGACGTCGATCGACAACATGGCCGGTGGCGCCCCCGCTGCTACCGCCGACATCAACACGTTGGCCCTCTCCATCGGGGCGACCAGCAACGACGGGCTTGGGCGGCGGGTCGCCGACCTGAAGGACGGCATCATCGGGCTGGGCACCCTGAACTTCGGCAAGGCCATCGGCGCGGCGGCCGACGTGGCCAACCTGCGCGAGTCGAGCGCGACGCTGGAGGCCTACAACGATCAGCTGCTCGAGCTGGTGAAGGCCGGCAAGGTCGACGAGGCCGATGCCGCGTTCGGGAAGATCGTGACGGCCCTGCAGGCGCAGGGTGTCGAGATGGGGTCAATCACCGACGCCTTCGGCCCCTACATCGACGCGTCGGTCGCTGCCGACCAGGCGACGGCCCGTGGTGAGGTGGTCATCGAGGGCAAGACCCGGGCGCTCACCGAGCTCGAGCGCCACTACATCTCGACGACGAACGCCCAGAAGGCGGTCACGGCGGCCGACAAGGCCTACGCGAACTCGACGGCCCTCGACTCGGCGATCGAGAGCGCAGCGTCCGCGCAGGAGGATCTGACCAAGGCCCGGGAGGCCGAGGCCGGGAACAGCGACGAGTACCGGGCTGCGGTCAAGCAGGAGCAGGACGACCTCAAGCAGCTGGCCGAGGACCAGGCGGCGGTCACGGCGGCGAAGGCCGACGCGATCGATGCCCAGCACGAGCTGACCCAGGCCCGGGTCGAGGCGGCCCAGAAGGTCGATGACCTGCGCAACTCGGTGGTGAAAGCTGCCACCGCTGAACGCGATTCGATCGGTGCCCTGCACGATGCGCAGCGTGAAGCGGCTGCGATCGCGGCGAAGGGTGATGCGGCGACGCCGGCCGAGAAGGAGCATGCCGCGCTGGCGCTGGCCGACGCCCAGGATGCGGTGACCCAGGCACACCGGGACTCGTTGCTGGCGCAGCGGGAGTCGAGCCAGGCGTCGATCGAGACGGACTCCGGCGTGATCTCGGCCCACAAGCGGGTCGAGGACGCGGCCAAGGCCATCGGTGCCGCCGAGCGCAAGGTCGCGGATGACCGGACGGCAATCGCTGCCGATGGCGTGGCCAAGGCGAAGATCCTGAACGACGCCGCCCAGACCCGGGAGGCCGCTGAACGCAGGGTCGAGGCCGCCCTCGTGGACGAGGCCGCAGCGTTCCGGCAGATCGAGACCGACAGCAAGGGCCCGATCGCAGGGATGGAGGCGTACGCCGCTGCACTCGGGTCGATCGAGAATGCCTCCCCTGAGGTGCGGCGGCTGCTCGCTGCGGTCCAGCGGGCCATCGAGGAGGCCAAGACCTCGGCCGGGCCGCCCACCCACGACCCGGAGTCGCACACGGGCGCGCCGCAGGGTCCCCCGTCGCCGGGGAGCCGGAAGCCTGGCGGTGGCAAGTCCCTGCCCCGCAACCTGTCTGGCGGCGGTGGCCCGACGATCAACGTGACGGTCAACGCCGGTCCGACTCCCCGTGAGCATGCCCGTGCCAGCGGTGCCGCCGTCGGTGGTGCCATCGGGAAGCTCGTGAGGGCTGGCCGGTGACCCGGTTCTCGCCTGGACACTTCTACGGCCGCGGCATGGAACCGGCGCCGCCGATCCCGTGGGGTGGTGACCCCGGCCCGGGCACCGTGCCCGTGGAGGCCCCCGACCAGCCGAACGCCCAGGGTGAGGTCTGGCACGTCGCCATCGGCCCGTTCCCGTCGTACTCGCCGGCGCCGGTGGTGCTGTGGGGTGCCCGGGTCGAGTCGTTCCAGGAGCGCGAGCGTTCGCAGGGCGGCAACTCGATCACGGTGTCGTGCCCGGCTGATCCGGTGTCGATGCGGATCATCGGTGACGCCCAGCCGAACGCCAAGGATGCCCAGGGCCGCACCGTGTACCACGTCGACGGGGCGGTCGGCTGGGAGCTCCTGGTCGGCTCGAACCTGACCGGCAAGGTGAAGCACCGCTTCGCCGTCCGCGATGTGGTCGAGGTCTCGGACGGCATGCTGTCGATCACCGGGTGCGGGTGGATCGGTGGCATCACCGGTGACCGGGTGATCGGCGCCCCGGAGCGCAAGAACCTCATCGCACCTGGGTCGTTCGACTCTGGCACGTTGGACGGCTGGTCGATGGTCGTCCTGAACGCCGATGGCTCTGTGGCGTCGTCGACGCCGTGCTCGGGCTCGTCGGACAGCATCACCGGCCTGTCGGCCCGGGTGATCCCGGGCGGCCCCGACGGCACCTACTACGTGAAGCTCAAGGGCACCCCGGACTCCCGGCACTTCCTCGAGCGGCGGGCGCCCTACCACCAGGACGAGCAGCCGTGGGGCCGTCAGCGCATCGCGTCGACGGCGCTGGTGCGTCTGCCGATCGGCCTCGACATCGACGACTACTCGCTGATCGCCACCGCGGTGGAGGTCGCTGGGGTGAACGTGTGGCCTGGGACCGGGGCGAAGCGCAGGGTGGACTCCGAGCGTGGCCTGGTCACCTCGGACATGGTGCGCAACCAGTGGATGCCGGATCCGGTGACGGGGGTGGGCTACTTGCCGACGCCGCCGTTCTCGTGCGACATCTGCACTCGGATCTACCCGCTCGACCCGGTCAAGGAGGTCTCCTTCGATGGTGTCGAACTGATCCGCCGGGAGAACACGTCGACCTCGACGGCGGTGGACCTCACGAAGCACCCGATCAAGCTGTTCGATCACGCCCAGCACCATGAGAGCAAGTCCACGTGGGGCGTGCGCGTCGTGGCCGGGGCGCCCTACGGGGAGCTGTTCGACGCCACCGGCGAGAAGTCCGAGATCGGCACCTGGTGGCATGAGGACGGCCAGTCGCTGAGCGATGCCCTCGAGGCCGTGTGTGGCCGAGGCGTCGAGGTGTGGGACGTCGCCGGGCCTGGCCGGGTGGTGGCCTCGGCGAAGCGCCGCGGGTCGAAGCGGTACGACGTGCAGATCAACCCGCACGACGTGCTCGGAGTGGTGAAGTGGCAGACCGACCCGGGTGCGCAGCGCAGTGCCGCCCGGGCCACCTCGGCGGCCAACTCGATCTGGCATGGCTCCGACGAGGGCCACGTCGACACGCGGGCGACCGGCGGCCAGATCATCGATATCACGATGTCGGGTCCGGTAGGGATGACGCCGACGCAGCTGCGGGCGTGGGTGCGGGCGCAGTTGGCGACCATGCGGGTGGCGCAGACGACGACGTCGCTGCTGCTGGTGCCCGCTCTGGCTGGCCGGTTGTCGGTGGGCGACACGGTGCATGTGGCTGCGCTGTCGTTGTCGGCGGCGCTCGGGAAGTGGATGACGATCACGGGCAAGTCGCCGGACCTCGACGGCCGGTTCGTGATGGTCGATCTCGGCACGGAGGTGACGTGATGGCTGGCGTCGCTCCTCGTAGCCCCCGGTCGTTCCTGGGTTCGGGGATGATCGGCCAGGCCTTGGCCCACGCGGGCGGCTTGGTGCCGACGGTGGAGCGTCTCGGGACGGTGGCGCCGGCGAAGTCGATCGGCCCTCCGTCGGTGACCACCTCGGGCGGCACGACCACCTACGAGGTGTCCGACGTCGGCACGGTGAGCGTGGAGGTCCCGTCGGGCGTGTACGTCTGCACCGGCACCTACTCGGTGACGCTCGTCGACGACGTGACCGGCCTCTTCCTCGACGTGGAGATCGCCGAGAGCTACCAGCCCCCGGTCAACACGTCTACGACCGTCTCGGCCACGGCGGGCACGGCGATGTCCTGCACCACGTCGGGCGCGTTCGTGGTCCCGTCGGCGTCGACCTTCACCATGACCCCGTCGGTCATCGGCGGCGGTGCGGCGTCCGCTGAATCTTCGACCCTACGCGCCACGCGCATCGCGGACGCATGAGGAGCCACCCGTGACCGACACCTACGAAGACGGACTCAGCGAACTCGACGAGCTCACCTGGAACCTCGGCGGCGTCGACCTCGACCTGGAGCTCGACGGCGACGAAGGGTTCGACGACGTCGGCGAGCTCGTCGGCGACGACCACCCCGGCGCCCTCGACGGCACCACCGCCGGCAACCAGACGATGACCTCCCGGGAGGTGTCGCTCACCTGCGGCATCGCCTACGACAACGACGAGGCCACCCACGAGCTGTTCTCTGAGCAGCTCAAGAACTACCGGAAGGTCATGCACCCGCTCCCGGACCGCCAGGCCACCCGGCTCCTGCGGTTCCGGCGCATCGGCGAAGAGGGCAAGCGGCTCTACGTGAGGCCCGCCAACGGCCGCCCCCTGTCGGTGCCCGGCGACGAGGCCCGGCTCAAGTTCGGGCTCACCAAGGCCGTCGTGCTGCGCCTCACCGCCCCCGACCCGCTCGTGTACTCGGACGCCCTGCACACGGTGACCTTCGAGGCCGACGAGGTGATCGACATCGTGAACGCCGGGTCGTTCACGGCCCGCACCCTCGTCTGGTCGATCGAGGCAGACGGCCCCGTGACGATCACGCACGAGGACTTCGACGGCGAGTCGATCACGTTCCCGTCGACGGGCGCGCTGACCGTGCGCCGCCGGCCCGGGACGCCGACGCCCGAGATCATCGCCCCCGGCACCTACGGCATCTGCCACGGGCCCGGCGGGACGCTCTTCCCCCGGTGGCCGCTCCTGCGCCCCGGCAACAACAACATCCGTGCCAGCGCCGCTTGCACGTTCTCGTGGAGGGACATCTCGTGAGCTTCCAGCGCACCAACTACGCCGTCGACAACGGCCCGGCGGCCACCAACGGACTGACCTTGGTCGGCCTGCGGATGAAGTCGACCTACACGTTCCTGCCGTCGGTGACCACCGCCGCGGCCGTGTCCGCCTACGAGTCCGACGGCGACCGGGTGACCGGCTCCGCCTCGTCGGTGCTCCTGACGTCGGGTGTCCGCCTTGTCGACCTGGTGGACACCACCGAGTCGACGGCCACGGAGGCCACCTCGGGGACGCTCTGGTGCCTGCCCGGTGCCACCGACGCCGATCGGATCGTGCTCGGGTTCGCCGACGATGCGGCGGTGGCCGGCGCCCCGATCACCCCGACCTACCCCGATGGCCTCTGGACCGAGGAGGTCGAGAACCTGGCGGACACCACCGTGGCCGGTGTGTCGTCGACCCCGGGTGACGGCGTTACGCCTCGGGACTACCCGGCGAGCGACCTGATCGATGCCCTGGTGGCTGCTGGCCTGCCCGTCGGCGGTGCTGGCGGCGATGCAGACGCCGCGCCCGTCGCCTGCCCTCCCGGCGTCATCACCCCGGTGGTGGTGAGCGCAGGCGTCATCACCGCACACAAGTACGTGTTCCGCGAGGTCGTCGACGAGGACGTCCCGAACCCACTGCTGGCCCTTCCGCCAGCGGCTGACCACATCGGCGAGGTCATCACGCAGATGTTCGAGGTTGGGTCGATGACCGGCCCCGTCGTCGAGGTCATCCCGCCAGACCCGAACCGCAAGCCGTCGCTGGACTTCACTGCATGGCTGGCCGCGCTCACCACGACCGACTTCGGTGGCGGCGACAGCGTCGACTTCGACCTGGACGGCGGCACGGTCACGGCCACGTTCACGGGCGTGATGACCGCCGGAGACATCATCTCGGCGCTGCTCACCCCGCTCGTGACCGCCGGCGCGACCTACTACTTGGTCGGGGCGATCCTGTTCGTGTCGTCGCCGACCGAGGGCGGGTCCATCTCGATCACCGACCCCGGTGCGGTGCTGGACTTCGGCATGGTCGACGTGTACGGGCTCGGCGGGTTCGTCCGGGCCATCGACGAGACGGGCGGCGGCTTGGACGCCGACCTGTTCTATGGCCCCGGCACCGACAACCCGGACTACGAGTTCGTCGGGGAAGGGTTCGGCACCCACTCGTCGCCGACGGGCGGGTCGCTGATCCAGCGCGGCGTGCAGCTCGTGGCCATCCCCGACCGGCGTGCGTGGTCGGGTGCCCGGTGGACCGCGGTGGACTGGCCGATCCGCTCCGAGTTCGTGCCCTACTCGCTCGCCGCGCCCGGTGGCACCGACTACTGCTCCAACCTCCACACTGAGCTCGACAAGCTGCTCGACTTCCAGTCCGACGCGCCTGGCACCTACGCCTACCAGGTCGACCTGGTCGACGTCGATGGCGTGAACGTCCCGACCATCTCCCTGACGACCCCGGGCGCGCTCTTCGACGCCAAGGGTGACCTGCCCGTCGGCACCGGGGCGGACACCGCGGCGAAGCTGACCGTGGGCACCAACGGTCAGGTGCTCACCGCCGACAGCGCAGAGCCGACCGGCCTCAAGTGGGCGACGGTGGCCGGGACCGGCGACGTGGTCGGCCCTGCCTCGGCGGTGGATAGCCACGTCGCCCTGTTCGACGGCACCACCGGCAAGCTGCTCAAGGACGGTGGGGCGCTCGGCGACGCAGCGGCCAAGAACACGGGCACCACCGCGGGCACCCTCGCCGCGGGTGACGATTCCCGGATCACCGGGGCAGCGCAGAAGGCATCGAACCTGTCCGATCTGGCCTCCACGGCCACGGCGCTGACCAACCTCGGCGCCCAGCCCGTCGACTCGGACCTGACCGCCATCGCTGGTCTGTCGCCGTCCAACGACGACATCCTTCAGCGCAAGTCCGGAGCATGGGCGAATCGGACGCTGGCGCAGGTGATGGCCGACGTGATGCCGCTCATGGCCGGGTCCACTGCCCTGTCGGTGTTCGCTGCCCCGTCGGCCAGCGTCGGCACCTACGCCCCCACCGCCGGGTCGAACGCCGTCTACCTCATCTCGTCGTCCACCGCGGTGAACGACTACATCGAGTGGGCCTACTTCCCGCTGGCCGCCGGGACCTACACGGTGTCGCTCACCCATATGACCGGCACCGGCAACGGCCAGCTTCGGATCAGCATCGACGGCTCGAACATCGGCGGCGGTGTGATCGAGTCCTACGCGGCATCGACCGCGGCGGCCCGTGAGGTCATCACCGGCGTGTCGGTCGCCTCGTCGGGCCTGCACACCGTGCGCATCACCACCCCGTCGAAGAACGCCTCGTCGTCGGCCTACGTGATGCGCCTTGTGGACCTCGCGTTCGCTCGCACCGCCTGACCCAACCACCCACCTACTGACCGAACGTCAGGAGCACCACCATGCCCAACGACCCGAACCCGATGCCCACCATCTCCGCAGCCCCGACCCGCAAGATCACCGCCGTCGGCCTCGCCGGTGCCATCGTCACCGTCCTACTGTGGTGCGCCCAGCTCGCCCACATCGACGTGCCCCCGACCGTCGCCGCCGCGGCCACGACGATCCTCACGTTCGCCGCCGGCTAC